GTTTCCCGGCCTTAAACCTGTAAGGTTTTGACCCGCCCCCCGGTCACACCGGCCAGCCATCCAACCCCACAGCGACCTTCACCCGATGCCCCATCGCCTCGTTCGTCACGTCCACATGGCATTGACGACACAGCGCCCGCAGATTGCTGCGTTCCGTTGCGTGACCACCCAGGTGCAACGGGATTTCGTGATCGACTTCAGCGGCTGCCGTGACCCGATCACTGCTCAGACAGATGCGGCACAGCGGCTCGGCTGTCAGCACCTCGCGCCGAATGCGCTGCCATGCTCTTCCACGAACGCGCTCGGTTGCTGCGGTCATATCGCTGGCCATCTGATGCGTGGGCTTGTGTCGTGGCCAGCGCCCCGTGAGGGGAAGCCTAAAGAAAAACCCCCACACCGGGCGAGGTGCAGGGGCTTCACTTAATCAAGCGCGCTAGGCGCAGCTACAATCAATAGCTGTTTCCTATCATCTGCCGCGCGGGTCGTCAAGCGGCCAGATCGCCAACCGATCTGCCATGTGCAGCTAGATATGCTCCAAGCTCATCAAGGCACTTTTTTCCAAAGTTCGGTGTGCGCATCCATTCACGCTTAGACAGCGCGCAAAGCTGGTCAATTGACCTAGGGTCGAGCCGATTGTTTACTATCGCGTTTGCAAGGCGGATGGAAAAACCCATAAGGCGCGTAGCGGCTAAAGCCTCAGCAAATTGCCGCTGCTCCTCTTCTCTCACCCAGCCCTGCCAGCGATACACATGCAAGTCGTATTGAGGCGCGCGGCGATCTGCTTCCTCGGCAAAATGTTTAGCTGCAACAAGCACGGCTTGGGCAATCGTGACTTCTACATCGGTGCAATCAAAATCAATTTTGTCGAAGATCAAGTGGCGCGCTTCGACGCTGTCAAAGAAGTATGACGCCAACGAACGGCGCGGCCTGGTTTCGCAACGGATAAGCCGCCTGCCATATTCGGTAACGACCTCCATCTTTCCGTTCCAACTCAAGCCACGTTCCTCTCACCCAGCACCTTCCACGCCAGAAGATCATCCGCAACATAACCGATCTGCATCTGCGCCCGCAACCGTGCCGCATCCCTGCTCCCAATGCATAGCCGCCGCGCTGTCTGATCAAACGTCTCGCGGTCTGGCGGATCAAGCGCCTCGCACGTCAAGATCATGGCCGCCTGGTCACGGCAGGCATTGCGCATCGCGGCATAACGCTGCCGGCGCGCAAACAGCCGTTCTGCGCTGTTGCCCATGCCCTCCCCTGTCGGCTCACACAGCGCGCTGCGAACGGTGCCATAGCCCGCGTCATCGGCAGCCTGGGCGAACAGCACCAAGATGCCCCGTTGATCCACAGACAGCCAAGACCACCGCATAGCTGGGCAAGCGCGCCGTTTGGTGTGCAGCGCCTCCCGCTTCACCTCGCCGGGCATCATCACCACCCGCGCATCGGTGAAGCCCTCCCCTGCCCTGATCTGATCAACGAAGTCGCCGATGGGCTGCGGCGTGGCTTTGCGCTTGGCTTTGGGCATCGGTGCAACTCCTGGCTGGTGGGCGATCAGAACAGCAGTTCTTGGTTGTCGAACTCGGTGAGGTCATCGGGTGCGTACCAAGGCACATCATTAAGCTCGGCCTGCACTGCTGCGAGATAGCCTGCGTCATCCGGCAACGGCTGCGGCCCAGCTTCCAGATCGTAATCTGCTTCTCCGGTGGGGGTGCCATCGGCCCCACCGGATATATACGAAGTATATAGGGGGGTGTGTGGGCGGGTTTGGGCGGGGTTTGGGCGGGGTTTGGGCGGGGTTTGGTGCAGGGTTTGCGCAGTGGTTTGGGCGCTTGAAGAACTGCGCGCAAACTCTTGAAACATAGCTACTTTATTCTCAAAAACAGCGTCGATGTCCGTTTCGGGGCTTTTGGGTTTGGGCGGGGTTTGGGCGGCCTTGTTTCGGGCCAATCCATAGGTCATCCGGCGCTTCTTTTCGTCCCGCCAAAGCTCTTCATTGGCGACGATTTCCTTGCTGGCGAAGAGCCGTTCCATCGCCTGCTCTAGTGCCTTGCGAGACACGCCAGACGCTTCCGGCATTGCGGCAAAAACCTTTGGGGCGAAGTTGGCAGCGGGCATGTGCGAGACGTGACGGCGCTGCTCAGTGACCGCATCCAGGCATCGCAGGAACGCCACCTCTTCCTGCACAAGACGCCCCTCAGTGCCGGCAATCTGGCTCTCATCGTGGAATGCGCCTTCATGCCAGATCATTGTCAGACGCTCACCCTTGCGGGCGCTGTTGGCCTTGCCGCGTGTCAGGATGCGGCGGTCGCTGTCCTCTACTTCCTCGCCCTTTTCATCAATCTCGCGCTTGAGAAACAGGCGCATACGCACCGCGTTTTCCCATGCCATCGTGCCGGCAAACTCACTGCCCTGTGCCTTGGCAACGTGGCCAGCGAGGATCACCGCCGCGCCCGTTTCAATGGCCAAGCGGGTGAGTGCGTTGCAGAACACCGTCACTTCGCGCGGGTCGTTGAGGTTGCCCACATAAAGCTGCATGGCGTTGTCCAGCGCGATGACCTTAGCGCCGACCAGCAGCGCGGCATCGCGGATGTCGTCAAAGAACTGGTTAGGCTTGAACTTGCCGTCATCGCCGATCACGCCAATGGGGTTGTCCATGCCCAAGCGCGCGACCAGGTGAAGCTGGCCGGCATAGGATGCCATGCGCCGGTTGAACGTCTTGGCGATGGCGGCTTGGCGGCGTTGCAGTTCTTCCGCGTCATCCTCGCAATTGACATAAAGCGCCGGCACCGGGGCTGTGCCGCGCGTTCCCATAAAGCCATCGCCCAGCGCAATTGCAGATAGCCATTGCTGGATCAGCAGCGACTTGCCGGTGCCACCCGCGCCTGAAATCAATGTGACGGCGCGCGGCAAAATCCAGCCAGGCACCACCCACTGGCGCTCTGGCAGGGTAACGCCTTCCCAGCTACCCACGTCAATCAGGTCAAGGCCACCAACAGCCTGCTGCTTTGCGTCTGCGCCCCACTGACCGTAATGAGCGTTCATATCGTCCCCCTCATCCATTTCAGGCGGCCACCAGTTCCGGCTTGCGCACGCGCACAACCGGCAGTCTGGCGGCCTTCAAGATCGCGTCGGCCAGCGGTTGCCGCAGGCTTGGCGTGTCGATTTCAATGCTGTCTGCGCCCATGATCGCGGCGAAGTTGCCAATGCGGTCAGGCGTTCCGATCATGGCAAAACCGGGCAGCGCGGGCTGCTCAAACATTTCAGGCGTGCGGTGTGCCTCGCCCACTGCCTTAATGCGTGACCACGCGGCGCGGCGTTCGTTTACCCAAGCGCGGGCAAGGGTCAGACCATTGGCATAGACGCGCAGATGACCGGCGCTGCGGTTGCCGCCCCAGAAGCCAACAGCGCGGTCATCGTCGGCCCAGCGCATTTCGCCAGACACGCCGTCGATCAGCAGGATGTCGCCGTCAACGTTCAACGTGTCGCTGGCAGCGATCCACCACATGCCATCGACTTGGATCGGCGCGAACGGCAGCATCGACCACCAATCGGCCCAATCGCAGCGCAGCGCCTTGGCCATCGCATCATGTGCGGCGGTGCGTTCCTCGCGCTTATAGATCGCGCGGCGGGCGGCATACCAGGCGGCGGCAACGGTCAAAACAGCACCACCACATCAAGCGCGGCCCGCCACGCATCCGGCCCAAGCTCGCGCTTAATGATGGCCAGCGCCTCGCTGCGGTCAGTGCTGCCCCAAGCGTTGACTTCAATGCCGTTCAGCCAGCCCTTCAGATCATGCGCGCCGTGCGATGCGCAGCGGGCTTCGACCAGCTTGGCCCGGTCGCGGGTGAGCTTGATCTGTGCGCTTTCACGGGCGCTCGGATCAGGACGGAACTGGCCAAAGCCGCTCACATCCACCCCCAAGACCGCAGCGCAGCCAGCGCCTCATCAAGTGACGTAACAACCGCCGCCTTAAAACCATCGGCCTCCAAGTGCGCCAGTGTCGCCACTTGCCGCTCAGACAGCACACCGCCGGCCCGCTTGACTTCCAGCAGCCCAATTTCTGGCCCGCCGCGTTTCAGCGGTCGCAGCACCAGCAAGTCGGGAAAGCCGGCGACCTCGCCGTCCATCCTTTTGGCCATCGCCATGCGAAGCCGTGCGATGCTGTCGCCGTTGTATTGGCCACCGTTTGGAATGTGGATCACGCGCAGATGCCGCTCTCGCAATCCCTTGACGATGCCGCGCTGGATGACGCGCTCGGTCGGGCCACCCTTGACCGCCTTGCCCACGCGGGTGCGCTTCACCGGCTTTTCAAGCGCGGCAAGTTGTTCGGGCGTCCAGGCGCGGCTCATGCGCCGCCCCGACGAAACAGATAAACCGCCACGTCATCAATCGGCTGCCCGACCAGCATGGCGATTTCGTAAACCGACTTGCCAAAGAAGTTCATGATGCGCGCCGCCCAGCGCCAGGGCAGAAGCGCGATCATGCCTGCGCCGCCATGTTGCGTGCGCGTGCCTGCCGCGACCACTCAGTGTTGCGCCTGCGCTTTTTGTCCCGGTTAAATGCGGCCCATACGCTGCTCGGCACCAAGCCAAGGAAGCGCGCAATCTCAGACTGACCCATACCGCACTCGGCAGCCAGCGCGCGGATCGCGGCATCACGGGCGCGCACAACTTCCTGAAACTTTGACCAGCCATAGATCGCAGCCGGGTTGACGCCGTGAGCATCAGCAATGCGATGCACGACCGCGTGACGTTTTTCGTAAGGCGTCATGCGGCCACCTTTTCGCTAGGCAGATACCAGCGCCCATCAGCGCCAAGCTCTCGCAACACCCACCCGTGCCTCGCCGCGACTTCACGAAAATGCTTTTCAAATTGCCGGGTTGCGTGCCGATCAACCGTCTCAAAGCAGCCGCCAGTTTGCGCACGCGGCACCGGGCCGGGTTCGCTGCGCTTCAACGTGATCGGCTCGGCAAGCAGGCGCGCAAGTCGGCGGGTGACGCTGTGATGCGAAAGGCCAAACTTGCGGGCAATCTCGCCGCGCGTCCGACCGGCTGCCGTCATCTTCAACAGGATCAAATCGCGCTCATCGTTCCAATTGGCAGCACGGTCGCCAAGCAAATCACGATCACGCAAATGGCGCACACGACCGCGCACTGAGTCCTGGGTGCGGCCTGTCAGTCGGGCGATAGAGTTATAGCTAAGGTTGCGCGCAATCATGTCTGCCAGCGCGGCATCTTCCTGCTGCGTCCATATAGTGTAAGAAACCATCAGCGCACACCGGCAGCAGCAAGCAGGCGCGTGCGGCGCTTGGACAGTCGTTCGCGCGCCTCTGTGCAAATGTAGGCAGCGGCATAAGCGGTAACGGGCCGGGAGCTTTGGGGGTTGCTCAACCGGCCCGACCGGCGCGCAGGGTGGGAGGCGCGCGGGTTCTGGATCATGCGGCGGCGTCCGGTGCTGAAGCCATCTCGCGCAACTTTTCGACAATCTTTTCCGCACGCCAAGCCGGTACGCGACCGGTGCGGAGCCATGAGTGTACGGTGCTAGTCGGCACCTCCAACATTCGCGCGGCCTTGCGTTGACCGCCGGCCACCTCGATCAGGGTTCTGATTTCACTCATGACCCCATTTGTGCGATATTAGCACGCGACTTGCAAGCAGAAACGTGCGATGGCAGCACTTCCGCTGTCTAGGGGGACATGAACGGGTGCGAAAAAGCCGCTAGCAACAGCGTGGCCTTTACGCAATGTTGAGGCATGAACATGCTACTTGTACGACAAAGGATGCGTGAGCTGGGCCTCACACAGGAACAGGTCGCCGGGCATCTTAAAATTGACCGCACGGCGGTCAGCAAGTTCCTTAAAGGGACGCGCCAGCTATCGGCGCGTGAAGCGCAGACGCTTGCAGAATTGCTACAAATTGACGTTGTCGGCTTTCCATCCATTCGACAACTTCCAGTGATTGGCCTGGTGACAGCAGGCGGGTGGGCGCTGGCCGTAGAAGACCCGCAATATCTTATGCCTGCTCCCGCGCCCGATCTGCCATCACAGGCGTTTGGCGTCATCATAACCGGCGACAGCATGGACAGGATCATGCCCGAAGGCTCGGTTGCAATCGTTGACCCGCAAGACCTTGATCTAGTGACGCGCGGTGTTTACGTTGTGATGAACGCTGATGAAGAAAGCACCATCAAGCAGTTCATGCCCGATCCTGCGCGCCTTGAACCCGTCAGCTTCAACCCCGACCACAAGACCATTTACCCAGGCCGCGAACCTTTCCGCATCATCGGGCGCGTGATCTGGCGCGCAGAACGGATGCGTTAATCGCACGCTATTTTGTGCGATAGTCGCACTTTTCTATTGCACAACGTGCGAATATAGCACACTGTCCTCCCGCACCGCATAGCCCAAGAGGCTGCGGCGAGGGAGACGACAATGCAATACCTTGCGCACAGAGGCGGCCCGCAGTGGGTCAGCGATGGCGAACCGTCAGACCAGGCCATTGACGCCGCGCTGTTGACTGAGATCGCCCGCCGCGTGGGCATGGATTGGTTTGAGGCCGACGCCCAAATCCAGAACCACGCACCCGACGAAACCGAAGCAGAAGCCGCGACCGATCAGGCGCGGGCTTACACTGACGATATGCTGGCCCACGCGCTGCTGCGCATGATGGCCGAACGCCAGGCTGAGATGGTGCGGTTTCAGGCGGCACGGCTCATGCACATGACCGCCCGCGATGTGATGGAGCCGGTCAAATCAGCGCCCCAGATCGACGATTTTGACGAAGCTGCTTGCGACCGCTGGCATGACGGTTGGTTCTTGGGGTTTCGCGGCAGCGCCTGCCCGGTTGATCCAGACGCGGCTGAAGGCTGGCGCGATGGCGTTGAGGCGCGGAAGGTGCGCCCTGTCCTGATGGAGCGCCCAGAGGGGTATTACCACGGCGCGATTGAAACGGAGGGTCGGCCATGACCGGCACCCGCGCACGCCCGTGGCTGCCAGCCATCAACCAGCACGAACGCGACAGCCGCGCCGCGCTGATCGACCGCCGCCCAGAGCCGGGGTTCTGGCTTACGCTGGGCGCTGCGATCCACAATTACCCGCGCACTTGGCGAGTGTTCGTCACTATCACCGCTGGCATCTTGCTGGCGCAGATTGGGGCAATGCTGTGAGCGCGCCCGACCACATCACCTATCACGATGCGTTTGATCAGGGCAGCGACCAGTGGTTGCAGGCCCGCTGCGGAGTGCTGACCGCCAGCAACATCAAACTGATCATCACGCCGACGCTGAAGATGGCCAACAACGATAAGGAACGCGCGCATCTGTTTGAACTGATGGCGCAGCGCATCACGGGCCACGTTGAGCCGCTGTATGTGACGGACGACATGCTGCGCGGCCACAGCGACGAAATCTTGGCCCGCGCCAAATACGCCGACATGTTCGCGCCCGTCACTGAGTGCGGTTTCATCACGAACAACCGCCACGGTTTTACGCTGGGCTATTCGCCAGATGGGCTGGTGGCAGATCGCGGCCTGATTGAGATCAAGAGCCGCCGCCAAAAATATCAGATTGAGACGCTGACCACGCACTATCTGGCCGGCGACTGCCCGCCTGATTTCCTGCTGCAATGCCACACCGGGATGCTGGTGAGCGAACGGCAATGGCTCGACCTGATCAGCTATTCGGGCGGCCTGCCAATGGCGGTAATCCGCGTCTGGCCAGACGAAAAGGTGCAGGCCGCAATCCTTGAGGCCGCTGCCGGGTTTGAGGCGCGTCTGTCTGCCCGCCTGGCTGAATATCACGATTTGCTGGCGACCGATCCGCGCCTGATCCCCACCGAACGCACTATTGAAGAGGAGATGGTAATTTGAACGCCCCCCTAGATATGAGCAAGTTCATCGAAGCCCGCAGCGACCAGATCGGGGCAGATGATCTGATCGGCGGCCCGCGCACATTTACCGTGCGCGGCGTAACGGCCAACGAAGGCGAACAGCCGGTCAACGTCTGGTTGGAAGGCGAGGAGCGGGTGTTTCGCCCCTGCAAGACGATCCGCCGCGTCATGGTGGCGATGTGGGGCGCAGATGCCAACCAGTATGTTGGTCGCTCAATGACGTTGTTCCGCGATGCCGAAGTGCAATTCGGCGGAATGAAGGTCGGCGGCCTTCGCATTAGCCATATGTCTCACATCGACGGCGCGCGTGATGTGGTTGTCATGAAGGCTAAGGGCAAAAAGGCCGGCATGAAAATCCTGCCGCTGGCAACGAACACCCGCCCGCCTGCGCTGCCTGTCACGCCTGCCCCAAGTGCTGCCGATCCAGTGGTGGCGCAAAAGGTGGAACTGCCAGCAACGGCCCAAGATTGGATCGCTGAGACGATGCGCCAAGTCGCCGCCTGCAAGACGATCACCGACCTGGCTGAACTGCAAGCCGGCAAGGCGAAGGGGTTGGGCCGGCTTGAAGCGTTCCCCAAGGCTCATGCCGATGTGGTGGCGCTGTTCAATGATCGGCGCGCGGCAATTGAGACGGCGGAATCACCGCCGCACTGAACTGCAAAAGTTTACCCTCGCGCTGCGCCGCATTGCCCCGCATCGCAACGTCCTTTAACCGTCACTGAGGATCGCATGACCCGCCCCTACACCCCCGCTACCCTGGCCGAACACTGGGAGTGCAGCGAGACGACAGTTCGCGCCCTTATTAAGAGCGGGCGGTTGCGCGCTTTCAAATTGGCCGGCAAGTTGTATCGCATTCGTCCCGAAGAAGTGGAGCGGTTCGAGTGTCAGAATTCAGACTGGTCAAGCACCGAGACAACTGGAGCCTCGCCTACACCGATGGCGAACGAGGCCGTGTTCGTGTCGCGCTTGGGACGGATGACCGGGGCCTCGCAGAGGCCCGCGCTCGTTCAATCTGGCACGCACGAAACGCCGCGCCCAGCGAACGGGTAGCCGATCTGTGGCCAGCCTACGTCCGCGACCGGCTGACAGAGGTGGCCCGCACAGACCGCTTCACGTCGATCTGGGCGGCGTTGCAGCCGCACTTTGGCCACCGCCTGGGCAAAGCCATCACGCCCGACGATTGCCGTGCGTACGCCGCTGTCAGAAAGCGCGCCGGCAAGCGCCCCTCAACCATCAAGACCGAACTGGAATTACTGCGGGCGTGCCTGCGCTTTCACTTTGGCCAAGCCGCGCCGAAGCTGTGGACGCCGCCCGCCAGCCCGCCCCGCGACCGATGGCTAACACCAGATCAGGTGAACGCCCTGCTTGCCGCAACCGACGCGCCCCATGCGCAGTTGTTCATCGTGCTGGCGGTAACGACCGGAGCGCGTATGTCGGCCATCCTCGACCTGACATGGGATCGCGTGGACATGGCAACCGGCACGATAGATTTTCGCCCGGCAGGCCGCCACCAAACCAATAAACGCCGGGTGGTCGTTCCCATGAACAGCCGCGCCCGCGCTGCGCTGGAGGAAGCATACGAAGCCCGGCTAACAGATCACGTCATCGAATACGCCGGGCAGCCGGTGGCCAACATCAAGAAGGCTATCGCCAACGCCGCCCGCCGATCTGCCATCGAGTGCAGCCCGCATGTGTTCAGACACACGGCAGGCGTTTGGATGGCTCAAAAAAATGTGCCGATGCAGCTAATCGCGCAATTCCTGGGCCACACCAGCAGCCGGGTGACGGAACATACATACGCCCGCTACAGCCCGTCTTTCATGGTTCCAGCGTCCAATGCGCTAGAGTTTTAAGCGGGTTTTGGTTCATTGGAACCACCCGCCCCTCTCGGCAGAATCGGCTAAGTCATTGGCGGCGTTGGTGGGCGCTGAGGGTTTCGAACCCCCGACCCTCTCGGTGTAAACGGGCGTCCCTGCGCCGCGCACCGTGGAGAAAAGCCGATTTACCGTGGACGATTCTCGCAAAAAACGCCGGATGCACCGTGGAAGCCCGCGCGGGGTGGTTCATATTGAACCAGTGGAGCCTCTCGGAAAATTTCACGGCTTAGGCCACGCTGACAAAAGAGTAGCCCGCTTTGCCTCGCACGCCGCGATAGCTGCCCCCCGATCAATCAGCGCCGCCTCCACATCGGCAGCCGATCCGCCTAGCAGCGGCGGGATGGCGCAGGGCTGTAAAGCCTCACTGGGAGGTGACGGCACCCGCAACGGCGGTGTCACTGTCCGCGATGGCCCGCAGCCGATCAGCAGACAGGCAAGCAACATTGGCAGCAGGATTCTGAACATAAAATGTCCTTGTGTTCAGTTTCTGAACATTGGCCAAACGGTCAATCGCAGCCGCCTGCTCAGACAGCGCAACACCAGCAGCATCGACCTGGGCTTGCATGGCCGCGCTTTTGGCCTGTGCGGCTCCTACAGCGGCGATCTCACGCGCCTGCCACTTTGCCCGCTCTGCCTGCGTGCCGTTGCTGTAGGCCCAAAAATACGCCCCCACCGCCAGCAATACGCCAGCGGCGTATGGTGCAAGCCGGATTGCCCACAGCGGTATCATGGTGTATTCCTGAAATGCATCGTCACCGTTGGTTGTGGCGCTGTGCCGTTCGCCGTCTCATTTGGCGGAGCCTTGCAAGCCGAACGGATCGTGCTGCCGGCGTTTGGATTGGGCGTTCCCGGTCGCGCCGGCATCACTCGCCCTTCGTCGTCGGCGCTGCCATCATGCCAGCACCCAGCACGCCAAAGATCACCGCGTCTTTGACATCGGCATAGCTGAAACCTAGCGGCCCCGATGCGAACGCTGCCACTAGCACGATTGCACCGGCCCATGTGCTGCGCTCACTCAGTCGCGCGCGAATGTATTTGATCATCAGCCTTCTCCCGTTGTGTCAGCAGCGGCAGAACCAGCCCACGGTGCAGGCGATGACCGCGCAACACCCTTGGGCCAGCGCAGATCAAGCAGTCGCGCACGCGGAAAACGGCGCACGTTGACCGCATCGCCTTGGTTGCCGCCCAAAATGTTCAGCGATCCGTCAGTGTTGACGCTTTCAACGAAACCGACATGCCCGCCGCCGTCTCGGCCAAACACGGCGACACAGCCCAGCGGTGGACGCGTAGCAGTCGTGCCGACGCTATCACCCCAAGACGCCCACGCCTTCGCACGGATGGCAATGGGTGGCGGTTTCAGGCCAGCTTGGGTGATGCAATGGGCTGCGAACAGACCGCACCAAGGCACCCCATCGTTGCCGTATGCGATGCCCAGCACCTTAGCGCCAAGACGGTTGCCCCACGCCATGATCACCGGATTGCTGGCACCGCCTGGTACCTCGCGCAGCCCGATGTGGCGGCGCGCTTCGTCAAGCCATTTGAGCATGTGGCCTCCTGTGATTTAATTTTGCGCTTTATTTCGCAAGGCTGGCGGCCAAATCAGCCGGGCTGATCGGCCCCCGTTGCCCGCCTGATGGCGTCTTGAAACTCTTGCTGGCGGCGCTTGATGATGCCGGCAAACTGGCGCTCAACCTCGGCCACAGCGCGCGTGATGGCGGCATCGCGGGCTTCATAGGCTTCGTGCAGCGCGTCCAAGGCGTCGAGGGTGTTCATGCTGCCTCCAGCATTTCGGGCCGCACGGTGTTGCGCGCGACTTCGCCAAACTGTGCGTGGTAGGTGATGCCAATGGCCGCCCGCTCTGCATGGTAGCCGCCCCGTGCGCTGTAGGCGTCCTTTGCCGATAGCGTTGGGTGTTGCTCCACAATCGCGCCGCCATCTTCCTTCAATCGGCGGTGATGCAAATGCCCGGTGTGCAGATAGACCTTGCTGCACCGCCCCCACATGGCCCGAAATTGCGCGGCAAATATGCTTGTCAGGCCATCCATCTTGGAAAGGTGCGTATGGTGCCAGCCCAGCATGATCGAGCCAAACTCAAAGGCGTAATAGGGCAGTTCGCTGTCGATCACCTCAACGCGCGGCTCATGTTCGTAGAGCGCCTTGAACATGTGCCGCAGCCATACCGACGATGCCAGATCGTGGTTGCCCTCGGCCATCAAGACGATGACGCGGCGATGCTTGAGCAAGGCACGGTCAACCAGCCCACGCAGCGCCTTGATGGTGGCACTCACCATCTTGGAAAATCGCCCGTCTGCATCAAGCGGGTGGCCGCTGGTAGGCGTGGCAGCAACCAGCCCATCGTAATGCAGGAAGTCGCCAAGCTGGGCGATCACGCATGTATCGGCGGCAGGCGCACCGGCAACCATCGCCGCAAACGCACCGTCAAGAACACGCGAGGCAATGCCGATGTCCCAATCAGCGCCGCCCTCTTTGTGCCAGGCCAGCATCCCCATGTGATAATCGGTGAAGGTGTAGACGTTGCACAGCAAGGCAGACGTGACACTCGGCGGTGCAACAGGATCGGCGCGCGGCAAGGATGATGCCATCGCCTCAAACGCGGCGCGGATAGCCTCATCACGGCGCTCTTGGTCAAGGCTTGTCTTGACCCACTGCCCGCGTTGGTTGCCGTCCGCGTCAAAATAGGTGGAGACGCCCTTGACGACATAGGCACCGCCGCCGTCACGTTCCGGCGAGGCAGGGATGCCGCCTGTATAGTCGCCCGTGCGGCGCTGATGGCGCTTGCAAGCCTGCTGCACTGCCGACCGGCTCACGTTCAACTCGGCGGCGGCTTTGTTCATGCTGCCTAGCTGTTCAGCGAGATCAGCAATCGCGGCATCCTGCGCCGGGTCAATCTCCGTTGCATTGCGCGCCAGCGTGATGCTCACTTAGGCGCACCCCACAGGAACGCCGCAATCCCCGCGATGGCCGCCAGCACACCGACTAGCCATTTCAGCACAACGCCGCCAACCTTAGCTGCCTGATAGACCTCGCTGACCGGCGTGATCTTGGCGTCAAGCGCGTCTAGTCGCTCTTCAAGGCGCGCAATTGAGACTGCCAAATCGGCATGGCTGGGCTGGTTTGGCTGCATGGGTTGCTCCTGATCTTACAACGCAGCCTGCCAGCCGTGATCCTCGCCGGCAGACGATACGCAAACGCAACGAGTGGTGGTGGGTGTTTAGTCGGTTGTGCTGGGCGGATTGCACGGCCTGACGGTGCAGTCTGTTGGCGTGTTGGCCTGCAAATCTTCCAGGTTGCTCACGAAAATTGTTTTTAAAACGCTTCCAGAAGCGTCAACGACTTCATACCAGCCCATGAATCACCTTCTGATTTCCGTGCCAACAAGCGTCAGGTTTTCAAATGTGACCCCGCCATTTTGTCTGACTTGAATGGTGTATTTCACCGACCCGCTAGTGCCGTGGTTGTCTACCCATACGATAGATGGCGTTGTGGCCATCGTGTAATTGATAGTTGCAGTGCCAAAATTGCCGCCTACTTCAACAGTCATATTGGCTGCCGTCAGCGTGTTGAGAAACGTGTTGTAAATTGTAGTGTCGGTGCCTCCGACCGTCCTTATAATGCGCAATTCTGCTGACGCGCCAAATGTTGACGACACGTCCATGATCACGCGCATTGAGGCATCAACGCGGACTGAGGTGCCGCTGGCGACTGTTAGCGTCACATCGCTGTAGGTCGTCCAGGTGTTAGAGGTCGGGTTTATGCCCGTCGCAACATTGACCGCCACAACGCGAGTGATGGCCTGCAACGCCACCTGAGACGTGTCCACGCCAGCGTTTGCAATGCTCAACTGCCCACCGCTGTTGGTCAACTGCAAGCCGTTGAGATTTAGTCTGTTGGTGTTAATCGTTCCGGCATCAATCTTGTCGGCGCTCAGATTGAAAATCTTGGCGTTGGTGATAACGCCGTCTGCTATCTGCGCAGAAGCCGTGATCAGGTTGGAAGTTGCAAGCTGCGTTGAGGTGATGGTGTTGGCTTGCAGCCGGTTGCCGGTAATGGTGCCGGCTGCAATTTCGTTTGCCGTAACCGCGCCAGCCGCCAGCTTTGCTGTCGTCACCGCCCCCGCCGCAATCTCGGAAGCTGTGACAGCCCCTGCCGCAATCTTGTCAGCAGTGATCGCGTCAGCGGCCAGGGTTGCGGTCGTGACGCTGCCAGCCGCCAGCTTCGGCGTTGAAATCGCGCCGTCTGTAATCTGCGTGCCGGTGATTTGCCCTGTCACCTTGGCCGCTGCGATTGCCGAAAGCTGCGCGTCGGTCAGTTGTCCAGAGACTTTTCCAGCAGCCAGCGCCGCAATTTGCGCGTCCTGCAATTGGCCTGAAATGCGATCCGCAAGCGTTCGACCGTTAATGATGAGGCCGCTGCTATCAATCGCGGCACTGACGCGGCCAGAGACATCATCTGCGGACATCGAGCCAACAGGGGTGCCAGCAGGCGCGCCAACCGTGGCAGTGCCAAGATAAACCATGCTAATTTCGTGGATTCGGATTGTTTCCGGGATCGTGCCGTCAAAGTCAATCCGCACCCGCCTAACGATTTCATCGCGCCAGGCGTTGCCGCCCATTGTCAGGTTGTGCATGTCCAGCAACACTTCAAACGGCGTTCCGTTTGTCGGGTGGTTTGCGGGAATCCAATCACCGTTTTTGGAGCGTGTCCCGTCAATTGGCGCGTAGGCGTTGGTGCTGAAATAGACTTCGACGTTACGCATTCCCGCAGACAACGAGGCAGTGGCTGAAAGGATCAGCCGCAGATAGCGTCCGACCTGGCCATCAATGCCTAGCAGATCAGGCGACATCCAAGACGTGTCAGTTGAATTGGCGGTGTAGGTCACAAACTGCGACCCGGCGGTTACTGTTGGTGCAGAGCCGCTCTGCGCAACGCCAGACCAACCGTTAAGCGACTGGTTGTTAAACGCCCATTGCCGCACCGCCACACGCTGCGAGGTGTTGCTGATCTCGCCATCGGTCAGGGTGCGCCCGCCGCTGTCAAGCAAGTTGGTTCCGGCGACTGCGCCAACCGTCGCATTATCAGCAGGGCGGCCCGTGCCGGTGACACTCGGCCAGAGCGCAGTCGTTCCGGCGGTGGAGATGTTAGTTGCCACTGTTGCCGCTGGCGTGCCGCCCAGCGCGTTTGCATTGGCTGCCGTGTTGGCGCTGGTAACATCGGCACCAGGCGCAATATCCGCCATCAGCCAGCTTGCAGCCGCCCGGCTGTCAAACACCACGGGCGCAACCGGCGTAACCACGGCGCTTTCGCTGGCCGACCACGCATAGATCGCTGCGTTTTCCTCACGCAGCACAACGTCAACCGTTGCGTCATCGTTGAAGCCCAGCGACCGGACGCGGAACAGCTTGGCCGTCCACCCGCGCGCCGATGATGTGACGGCAACCACCATGTTGCGCCGCAGCAGCCAGCCACGCACACCCAGCGTGACGGAAAACGTGCCTTGATAGAGGTTGCGCTGGGCTGCCTGCTTGGCGATGCGCTCGGCACGGCGCGGCTCTTGGACGGCGCTCAGTTCCAGCGTCAGCGGACGCGGTGCCAGCGATGTGCGCGCGATGGCGACTTCGGGATAATCCACCAAGCCATAAAGCGTTGCGCCTGGTGCGCTGTAACGGCCACGCACCACCGTGTATTGCTGCTCAATCGGTGCGGCGGGCTTCCACGAATAGCCGCTGACAAAATCATCATCGGTCAGCGTGAACGAAGGCGTCAGATCATTGACCGCAAGCCGCAGCGAAAGCCGCCCGCCATCGTCCACCAGTTCGCCGTTCATGGCGTCCAGCAGCGTGCGGATCACCGCCAGCGGATCGTCACTGTCGGCAAAGGCCCGGCCCGCCTCATAGCGGCGCTGTGAGCCAAAATCCGCCAGCGCAACGCTTTCATCGCACAACGCCGCAGCGGTGGCGAAGGATGGCAGATCAATCGTATCAACAGGCAGGCCACAGCCGACCGACACAACGCCGCCGATCCGCCAGCCCAGCAGATAGGTGAGCAGTTGCAGCGCCGGGTTATTGCCGCGCGCTGCGCCTGCTGTGTAAGCCCAAGTCGTTTGCGTGGCCGCGCGCTGTGCGCCACTGCCGCCCGCAACCGTGCTGTCTTGCGCCGGATCATAGACCGGGATGCCGCGACCAATGACAGCCCAACGGCCATTAATGCCGCTGCTAAACGGCGATTGGCTGTTCTTACTGTTGTCGCTGCGCTTCACCCGCACCTTCATTGTGGTGCAGCCCGTCATCCGCGTGTTGCTGCCCCAAATCGTGCCAGCGTTGACGGTGTGATATGCGCCGCTGCCGGCTTCTAGAATGACCTCGACAGTCAGATAGCCAACGTATTTGCCTTGAGCGCCCCCGCCCACAGTCCATGCAAGATCGTCCTCGATATAGATTTCGGTGATGGCGTCCGACTTGTGCGCGGCCAGGGCGAAGATGTAGTCGATATATTCCTGATTGGTGCCGCTTGGCTCGGCATATCGCAGATCAACCACAAACGTGGTCTGGCCAAACACCAACTTGCGCGGCGATGCGGGATCGGGGTTGATGCTCTTGGGGTCAAACGGTGTAAGTGCGCGGCGCGCTGCGGTGGTTAACAGGCTCCCGCCAGCGGTTGCAGCAATTGACACAAGGGTGGCAACCGAAGCGATGCCCGCCGCCGCCGATGCAATCCCCGCCGCTGCTATGCCAGCGCCTGCTGCTGCGCCGACCCCTGTCGCAGCCAAAGCGACAACGGCGGCAATCGTGCCGATAGTTTTTAGCGCCTTACCCATCTGAACGCCCCACTGGCCAAGCGATCACAGGCGCAATTTGCACCATGCCATCCTCGCTAAAAGCAAAACAGCCGTGTGCGGCCTTGATGCCAAGCACGCTGCCATCGGACACCACATCGCCCCGGTGCGCCTGCAAGGGTGCAATGCGGTCACCCAGCATGGCATCAGCGGCGGCGGGCATATCATCCCAGCCAAACTCACGCAGCGCCCGCGCTTGGCCTGCCTGCGTCTTGTAGGGGCGCAATTCCAGCGCCAGCTTTTCGCCGGTCACAGCTTCAATGCCAGCCAACACAAACGCGGCGCAATCGTGGCCCAGCGTGAACGTATAGGAGCGCGGCGTCCAATCCTCGACACACCTAGCAAGGCGCGGCTCCCAATCGGCATGGCGGGTCGGCAGCCTCACAGATCACGCTCCTTGGCGTCCCATTGCGGGAAGTTGCCGCCGCCGCTTGGTATGCCCGGCGTTGTGCTGGCCATGCGCACCGCACCGGACAGATCGCCGGCATCGTAGAGGGTGGACTGCACATAAGTGCGGTTCTGCGCGCCACTGAGAAGAGCCAGATAATTCTCTGCTTCCATCGTGATGACGTAGCTGCTGGCGTCAGCCTCTTGTGACGGCTGCGCCATGTAGCCGCGATATAGCGGGCGCAATTCGGTAACGGTCGCGCCGCTGCTGGTGACGGTTGCCGGGTTATAGATCGCCAGCCACACCCGCACGCGCCGGCCAGCATAAAGCGCCGGGTTTTCAATGGCTGACATGAGCGCGGTGTCGGCAGGGTCAGCTTGCAGCGTAAAGGCAAGCGTATCGTTGCCGCCGTCATCGTGACTGACACCACCGACTTGCAAAACCTTGCTGTCGATCACGTCAAACGTGAAGCCGGCGCAATCGCTGTCGCTATCGGTCAGGCCGGTTGGGACATGGATCGGGCAAGGCGCATAAGCACCGCGCAACGGCAGATCAACGAAGTCAGCAAAGAACAGGATGGCTGAGTTTGGCGTACTGGTCAGCGTGGCATCGACCAACGGCATCAGAAGAACTCCTCTGCCGTTAACCGTTGGAAGTCATACACGCCGCCCGGAGACACTGCCCAATTCACGGCGCTGTCATTCAGCCGCATAGCCGCGACCGGAAAGTGAATTTGCACCACAGCGTTGTCAGCCGGTGGGCCGCGCAAAGGGGTTGCCAGCGTTGCAGCCGCCTGCCCGCTGCCGTTGGCAATCAGCGCGCTGCGCAACACGATTAGCTGCCGGTCGTCGGTCGTGATCGGGACAGAGATCATTGCACCGGCAGGGAGGTTCGTGACGCTGGCTTGCAGGCCATCCAGATTAAGCGTCTGGCCTAGCTGGTTGGCACCATTGACCAGGCACGTCACCGGCACCGGAGCGACAGCCTGCGCGGCTTCCACAGCTTGCAGGCGGAACCCATCACCGGGCTGCGCCATATCGGCCAGGAACTCGCGCAACAGGTTCAGCGCGGTCACGCTGTTCGTCGGTACGAACTCCAGATCGCACGTCCACCGCGCGCTCGGCCCGATGCGCAGTTCGCGCGTCTTGCCGGTGAACTCGCTGCGGTTGCGGACAACGCCGCCCGATTGCCGCCAGTTGACAGCGCGCAGGGGGAGTCCAGCGGGGAAGTCTATAATTGCCATGATTACACCCCCGCCGACATGGGCATCCGCTGGCGCGTGGATTTGCGGAGCGTCTCTTGCGCTGCCGCCTGCGCGCCCTGCGCCACTGTCGTGATGAACAGCGGCGACGGGTTGACTGTCACGTTGACCGACTGCTGCCCGCCACCACCCTGCCCGCTCGGCACACGCGGCATGATGTAACCGGCGCTTGATGGCACAAACAATTCGGGGCGCTTTTCGCCCACGACATAAGCCTTGCCCGGCATCACGCTGCCGCCCGTCTCGCGCTTGCCGCCAAAGATGCTACCCAGCGCGCCCAGGCTGTCACCAAAGCTGGTGCCAAGTTTGCCGCCGCTCAGGATGTTGATCAGGCCGCTTGCCGCGATCTGCTGCGCCAAGCCCTTCAGCACATCGCCAAAGTTGCGCCCGTAGATAACAGCCTGCGCCAGCCCTTCCGTCAGCGTGCGGGTGTAGTCCTCGGCAAGCGCGATCTGCTCTTGGCCGATTGGGTTAATCTCAAAGTCATAGGATTGCAGATCGCTTAGTGTGGCAGCAACGCCGCGCAGCGCCTCGTTAGACAGTTCAATGTTTGCCGGTGTGCCAGCCTCAAGAAGCTGCCGCAGTTCAAAGCCGCTCTCCATGTTGGCGGCGGTAAACTCTTTGGCAGTTTTGCCTTTTTTCTTTTTTGGCTTGGCCGGCGATGCCATTTTAGGCAATGCGCCAAAGCTGCCCCGGCTGTTCAAGGGAAAGCGGTTGACCGTGTCTGCCATGTCCATGTCAGCAAGCTGCTGATCAACAGACGCCAATGACTGCTTGGCGTTGGCAATGGCCTGCGGTGCTACGGGCAGAAAACCAAAAGTGCCGGCTTCTAAATCAGTCACTTGCCGACGAAGGCGCTTTTGCGCGGCAGTCAAGCTGTCACGGCTTGAGCTATCAATGCGGCCAAAGATGCTATCAATTCCAGCACCGACACGTTCAAAAAATGACAGCGTATCAGCGCCAAAGATCATCATTGACGCCTTTGCGCGGGTCACAAAGCTATCAATCCGCTCATTGGCATCAGCCAACTTGGCAACATACTCTTCTGAGATTACGCCGCCTGCCTGCCGGAAAGCCTGTTCGCTGGCTTGCAAAGCAGCGCCGCCATCCTTCAACGCGGCGGCAAGCTGCGGCCCTAGCTTGCTACCGACAATGGCAGACACATCGGCAACATATTGGGCCTCGGTCGCATAGTTGCCGGCAGACGATGCAATAGCATCAAACAGTTCGTCGGTGGTATCGACTTCGCCATTCAGGATGCGGGCCTGCACACCCATGCGCTCAAGCGCCTCAGTGACGGCCTTGCCTGCTGTGCCGCCCTGCACCGCACCCAAAGTGTCAATAAGGCGTCGGAACATCTTATCGGCCTGGTCGCCGTCAATTTCGAGCGCCCGCAAACCTTCCTTCAGGCTTTGATAACGCTCAACAGCAATCCCGGCTTGATCTGCGGCGGTGCTAAGATCGCCGGCCATTTCCAAAACGGCACGGCTAAAACTTAAAACGCCGCCAACGCTTAACGCGCTAACAAAGCCGGCAATACCGCCTGCCGCAAAACCGGCCATCTTGGACACGCCGCCAAAGCCCGCGCCGCCCAATCGCTCCAATGCTGACCCGGCGCGGTTTGCGCTGCGCTCGGTCTTGTCAGCAAAATTGTCCACATCGGCGCGCGCTTTAGCCACTTCCTGCCGCAACAGGGTGGCGCTGGCGTCGATCTGCAAAAGCAGGCGCTGCACATCTTCGGCCATCGTTCACCTACTCGGTTGGCGGGTTGTGGAACTCGCGCAGCACCTCAAACGCCGCCCAAAATTCGTGCGGGGTGGCGTGAATGAATTGATGCGCTGTCCATTTAAAATGGCAAAGCGCGATCCCCATTAGCCGGCGGCGGGGGTCTGCGCTTTGTTCGCCGGCTCTTTCCACTCCCCCGATACCGTAACCCCGCCGGTCACGGCCCCGCGCAGCACGACAACAAGCCGCGCCGAAACGGCAAACAGGCCCGAATCATATACCAGTTCAGTGACGCGCTTGGCGTTGCTGTTGGCAGCATGGCGCTGCGCAATGTCATCGCCTTCGCGGTATTCGCGGCCCCATGCCTTGATCATTTCGCAAACGATAATGCCGGCAGTTTCCAAGCTCATCGTCCCGGTTGCGGCTTCGTCATGCAACTGGATCAAAGATTTTCCGGTGGCTTTCTCAGCTGTCATGATTGCGGCAAACGAAGGCCGCAAAACATAGGTCGCATCAAGATCAATCGTGACCTCGCCGCGTGTGTTGGCTTCACTCATCAATCACCGTTTCGTTGGTTGCGATTGCATCAAGCAGCGCCGCCCGCCACGTCCATTCGCCTGCCTCTGCCGCCATTGCGCTGGCCAGTTCAGGAACGGTGGCCTTGTGACGAAGCAGTGGCGCAGCGATTGCGGCCATGACGCCAAAGCCTGGCGGCAGCGGGCCGGTCAGTGCATCGCGCGGGGTGGTGCCGATGCGATCCAGCACCGCATCGGCATAGCCTGAAGGCGCGCGGCCCAGCTTATCAATCACTGGTTAGACCAGCACATCGGTGGACGGCGCAGCGACAGGCGTGAACGCAACATTGACGGTGTTCACGTCATTGAGCGGGCTGCCGGTGTTCATCGACGCAACGCGCATTGAGCAGGCAAAAACTACCGTAGGCGTGCCGGTCTTGACGATCTGAATGATTGTTGCGGCACCGCTGGCGAAGATCGTTTCGAGGCGCGTGTGGCCTGCCGCATCAGGCAGATCGGGGCGATACTCAAGCGAGAGGCTGTAGTTCCGCATCGCGCGCCCGGTGGTTTCCACCAGCGCAGATTTGTCGATAGTGCTGAATGAAGTCTCGCCGCGATCCAGCGTAACGCTGATCTGGCCAGCAACCTCGGCAAAGGTGCCAGGCGTGGCGCTGTCAACGCGCACGCGATATTCATTTGATGAAAGTTTAGCCATCGCAATAGCTCCTTATGCCAGCGTGTCAGTGGTGGGGGCAGCAACCGGCGTGAATGCCGCGTTGACCGTGTTCACATCGTTCAGTGGGCTGCCGGTGTTCATGCTTGCCACCCGCATGGAGCAGGCAAACACCACGTCACCCACGGCAAAAGGTGACTTGCGGACTTGAACGCCAATGGCCGCGCCGCTGGCGTAAACAGTTTCGAGGCGCGTATGGCCTGCCGTGTCGGGCAGATCAGGGCGGTATTCCAGCGCAAGGCTGTAGTTGCGCATCGCCCGGCCCGTCACTTCAACGACAGACGCCTTGTCGATGGCGCTGAATGAAGTTTCGCCGCGATCAACAGTGGTGCTGATCTGGCCGGCAACGGCGCTAAAGACAGACGCAGTGTCGATGAAAACGCGGTAATCGTTAGATGAGAGTTTAGCCATGGGTGCCGCTCCTTAAAGAATAATCAGATCAAAGGTTTGCCGGCCAACATGCACAAGGTTGGCATCGGTCACTTCTTCACCAACGCCGCTTGCTTGCAGCCTGCACTCGGAGACGGAAAACCCGGCAACTGTCAGCTTGTGGCCTTCGAGAAGGTTGAACACCCTGCCCACGATGGCCTGCGCGCTGGGCTTGCTGCGGCCTCGGTAGATCGTAACGATGCTCACACTGGCGCGGCGCGGGGTGGCGTCCTTGCTCTCGCTGGGCTGCAAATCCACGCCATCAACAACCACGATTGCCGGCAGCACTTCGTCAGGCGCACGCTGGTAAGCCGGCACAGCAAGCGTCACGCCGCCCTCGGTGTATGTGATGCCGGCCAGGCGCGCGAAAACCGCCGCAGCGATTGCGGCAGTAGGATCGTTTGCCATGTCATCAGCCCCCTGCGGATAGCCGCTTGATTGCTTTGGCCAAGATGCCCCGCAGATCGTTGCCAAGGGTGCGCTGCATAAACTGCACCGCTCGGCCTCTGACGAAATCGTAGCGGTTGGCGCTGATAGCCTTCACGCGAATGATGTATTGCGCTGTGCCGCCCGATACTGGCCGCCGCCGCTTTACCGTGACCGTCCGCGCCTTGCGCCCGTACTCAAGGATGCGGGCGTAAAAAAACTTCTGTTGCACCGTCTTGGTTAGCAGGCCGACACGAAGGCGCAGTGTCTTGGGGAAAATCTTGTAATTCAGTGCGGCCCGTAACTTGCCTGGGCGGCCCGGCACCTCACCGCGCGCTTGGGCCAGAATAGCCGGGGCGTGCCGTTGATACGCAGCCAAAACCTCTTGCTGCGCTTGCGGCCCGATGCCCGTTAAAAGCCGCCTCACCCGAATCCGATCTCGCGTGGCAAACTGGCTTTTGCCGCGCGCCATTAGGTCGGCACGCCTGCGGTCACAAACGCCACCAACTCATGCCGCCGCCCGTCTGGATCGGCGATGCTATCAATCCGCAAATCAACCGCATCGCCGTCAGAGCGCAGCCACACTAGCCGGCAATCGACCGGCACATCTGCACGGTAGCGCATACGCAACTTGAAACGCTGCTGGCCAATTGAGATTAGCCCGCCTTCCAAATCTTTCCCGCCGCCGGTTGGCATCAGTTCCGCAAACACCGTGGCAACGGTTGCCCAGATCGTCACCTGACCGCCAGCGCCGTCGCTGGTGTGTGCGGGGCGATCAATCCGCACGCGGTCGCGCAGCTTGCCGATACGCATCAGGCCACCATCAGAACGCGATAGGCGCTGGTTAGAGCTTCATACGCTAGCGGCACATCAGCCGGCGTGCCGTCGCTGGTCACGGCTTCGCGGTGTTCATACCAGTGGCCGATCAGCAGCAGCGCGGCGTGCCGCAACGAGGCCGGCACTGCGTCATTGCTGGCATAGCCGGCCTGATACGTCACGCGCACCGTGCCGATGCCAAGCTCTACCGCAGGCCACGTCACAGCGTTGGCCGGCACAATCCACGATGCACCGGCAAAGCTACGCACCCGATACTGATTTGCTGCCAGCACCTGTTCAGCACCAGATTCGTCGTCGTAAGCAACGCCCGTCACCGACACGACCGGCCCGCGCCACAACGGCAGGCGCTGGCGGCCATTGGTTGCCCAACCATCAAACGCCACGCTCACCGCGCGCTGGCGCAGCACCAGCCCGGTGTCGCGTTCGATCTTGTCGGCAGCCGCGCGGATCAGGCCAACAATGTGGTCATTCTCGCTGTCGTCCACCACGCGCAGATGCGCCTTGGCTTCGGCCAGGGTCAGCGGCGCATTGAGCGCATCCGACTGTGCCACCCGCACCAGCACAGACCGCTGGAACGTGCGCGCCGGGCTGGCGTTGGTGGTCACGGTCGCGGTGACGACTGCCAACACACCCGCCGCAAACGCTGCGTTGCTGGGCTGCGCACAGGTCAACCAGAAGCGCACCGACTTGGAAACGGCGATAGGTGCATAGCTGCCTGAACCCAGCGCCAGGCCAACGCCCGTGCTGGCCGCGTCAATCGCCACCGATTGCAGCGCAACGGTTTCGTTTGCGTCGAGCAGATCGTCAAAGGCGATCACATAATCCGCCACATCGGACGGATCGTGCATACCGGCGAACAGCGGTGCCTCGCTCATAATCGTGTCTCCCGCCTACCGCCCAACAAATTCAACGTCCGCGATCCGCCAGCCACATCAGCGGCCCGGTCGCCACCAGACGGCGATGCCGCACGCACAGCGCCCGCAACACCAACACTTCGGCTTTGGCCATCAACGGTCAGCACCCTATCGCCCACCGGCACCAAGTTACCGACAACCAAGGCCGCTTGATCACCAACCAGGCCAATCGTGCCGTCATTGGCCGCAACACGCGCCAGAGCGCCCAGCGCCGCATTGCCTGCCACCAAGCCCACAACGCCCGCATTGGCCGCCAGCGTGGCGCTGGCTTGCGTTACGGTCGCAGTGCCACTCAATCCAACTGTGCCGGCACCAACCGACAGATCAGCCGGCGCTTGCAACGTCAGCGCATCGGTCAAACCCAGCGTGCCAGCGTTAGGCAGCAAGGCCGCATCGGCTGCCAAAGCTGTAGAGCCGCCCAGCAAGCCAAGCGCGCTTGGTGCCATCACCAACGCGGCATTTGCTGTTAAGGCCGCCGCGCCGCCAGACAGCCCGCTAGTTCCGGCATCAACAGACAGCGCGGCATCCGCTGCAAACGTTGCCGCGCCAGCAGAGAGGCCCAGCGTGCCTGCATTGGCAAACAACGCCACGCCAGACGCAAACTGCGCATCTCCGCCTGCAATACCTAGCACGCCCCCGTTGGCCGCTAGACTTGCTGCACCGCTAAAGGTTGCCGTGCCGCCGACCAGGCCAATGTTGCCTGAATCCGGCGCAATCGCTGCGACAGCGGCAAAGGTTGCCGCACCGCCAGTTAGCCCAACTGCGCCCGCTGCGCCGGTTAGCGTTGCCGCTGCCGCAAACGCAGCATCGCCGCCAGACAGCCCAAGCGCGCCGCTGTCAGCCGCTTGGCTGGCCGCTGCCGTAAACGTTGCAACGCCGCCCGTTAGCCCAAGCAAACCGGACGCGCCTGCTAGTGCAGCCGCCGCCGTAAATGTCGCAGTGCCACCCGAAAGGTCGATGCTGCCGGCGTTAGGCGTAATCGTAACCGCGTTGCTGGCCGGTGGTGCGAGGCCAACAACCGGCTGTCCGGCCAGTGTGTAATCAAGCGTGTTTGACGAAGGCGAAAGCGCCTTAGCTTCCAGGTAAGCGGCAGGCTGCCCTGCGCCCGTAAAATCAAGCGTTAGAACATCACTCCGGGTCGGCAGCGGCATCTGTCATAACCTCCGCTGCCATCTGTTCCTGCATCATCGCGTCGAAACGCGCAGCCTCGGCCTGTATCTCTTCATCTGTCAAGTCGTCTTGAAACTTGAACGCCACGGTCTGGCCGTTGATAGCCACGCGAACGCGCCACTTGCCGGCGTCGTCCTGCTCACGGTCGATGATCTCGTACATGGTCAGACCTGTGTCGCTGTGAGATTGCAGACGTAGCCGCTGAAAGTCGTACCGCCGAAAGCGTGAGCGTAGATGTCCACCGCGCCAGCTTTCGTCGGCGTAAACGTAATTGTCACCGTTTCCCAAGTGTTGGCCGCCGCCGTCATGTCGGCGAACGCGCTCGTTTCAACGCCAGTGATCTGACCGCCGGGGCAGATCAGGCGCATGGTCAGGCCGGTGTTGCTACGCTGCATACGGGCCGTAACCGTCACGGCGCTACTGGCGGCGCAGACCACCGTACCCAGTTTGAGCAGCAGCGGGCTATTTGCAGTGGCATTGGCTGACGTCGGACGCATCCGCCACGAGGTTGTGGCGGGGCTGTCAACGACTGCGGTCTGCTGGTTTACGGTACCAATGCCGGGTTGAAAAACCCAGCTATTATTGTCGGTGTCGTCGAGGCGATTGGCGTAAACAAATCCCGGCACGGGATTGCTGCTGCTAACCTCTGTGGCTTCGTTGATGGTGAAGTTGTTAAGATAAAGCTGGCCGGAAAAAAAAGACACGCCCCCAGTATGCCCGGAACTGCTCCCGCCGTTTATGGAGTTGCCGAACGCAGTGCCTCCATTCAAAATGGCAGGTGATACCGCACTGTTGGTTAGTGTGGCTGTACCGATAGTGCAGTTAAACGAACCCTCAAATCTAACAGCGCCACTCGAAACACTTGTGCCGCTATTGCCGCTAATAATGGAACCAACGGCATGGGAGTTTCCGCTAAAATCTAAACCAAAAGTTGTATTATTGGACGCCAGTTTTACATCTGTAATAGTTGAGCCTGTGCCTGCAAGCGCAATACCCTCGTTGTTGTTATTGACCCACAACGAAGAGGTGTTAACGCCCACAACAAACGAAGACCCAAAGTCGAAACCAGTGGTGCCACAAGCGGTTATGTAGGCAGAGCCAACCGTAATGTTGTTTGATGATGACGTAAACTGGATGCCCCTCTCGTAACGGCAAAAGTTCAAGCGGTCGATCTGGATGAACGAACGCGCACTGGCCTGCAAGCCGATGCCATTGCCGTTGCTCCCGTCATACCATGTCTGTCCGGTCTGCGTGGACATGTCGGTGCGGTTCCAACCGCCGCTGTAGGTGATGAGGCTGCCGGGGTTGCCTTCGTCATTAACAGCAGCCACAATCGTAGTGCCTGTAGCAGCAGGCACTGTCTTAGTCGTCTCGCGCTTGTAGGTCGTAACCGTCTCTGTGACGCCGTTGTAGCCTCGAATGGCCGTGTTTTGGCTGGTATTGGCGTTGGCGTTGGCCAGCATGATGACATCGTGATTGATGCTTTGAATGGCGTACCACGCCTCATCGCCCGTGCCGTCCGATTTGGAGATCAGCGAGTTCAACGTCACGCTATCGGCGGATGAGGCGGCTTTGCAGGCCACGATGTTGTCAAGTCTAAAAGTCTGCGCGCCAAGATCGGTGACGACATAGAACGCTACTGATCGAATGGCGGCGTTGAGGTTAGTACCCAAATTGACCGTCACCGGCACCCATACGGCAATCCCGCCCAGCGCGGGAATGTCGCACTGGTGAACAACCGTGTCACCAATGGTATCGGTGCAAAGCGCCAAATACGCCTGACCCGCAGCACCTACGGTTCCAGTGTTCAAGCGCGCCCAAAACGTCACTTGCTGGTAGGCGGAAAGGTCAAGCGTTGCAGGTAGCGTATAGTAGGCTGCTTTGCCAGTTGCAAACCCAGCAGCAACATCAATGTTGGCACAGGAGTTACCCTCTTTCCAAATTGTTGTGTTCTGCGCTGTCGTGACGTTTGCACTTGCCGTCCACTGGGGCTTCTGCCCCAAGCCGCCGCACAGGGCAATATTCTGCACCAGCGGAGTTGCTGTCTTGACCATACAGTTGTTGACTTTGGTAACGCCACCACTTGCGGGGCCAACGGCGTTACCCGTAGTGTTACTGCCGTCCATGTTAAGAATTTGAAATGTGTTAGCTGTCGTGGTGCCAACTTTCCAGACGCCGATGGCGTTGGTATTGCTGGCCTGACCCGTAAGCGAGATATAGTCGCCCGCCACCAATCCGTGCGCGTTGAGCGTAACGACAATAGGCGTGGTATTTGTAGACGACGGAGACCCTGCGAGGCTAGCAGGACGCCCGCCGCCCGTCCACGTCGCGTTGCCGATGCTGGTCGGATCGGGCGAGGCCATGATCCTGATGGTATCGCCCACCGCAAGGCGACCAGCCGTAGCGCCATTGGTGATGGTTTTCCACCGCAAGGCAAAAGTCGTGCCATTGTTGGCGTCATTGCCGCCGTCTTGGTCGAGGTAATAGGTGGGCATCGCAGCGGCCTGGCTTACACCAGCGCCGTCGCGGTCACGGTAAACGCGGCCACGTTGATGGCCGATCCGCTGTTAGCCGTCTGCGCGGTGCCGGTCGTCACATAGACCAGCGCAGATGCCGTGCAGAGCGCAACGTGGTCGATGTTGCCGCTGCTGTTGGCGGTGGCGCTTTTAGCAGCAACAGTCAGCACGCGGTTGCCGGTGCTGGTTGTCTTGGCATAATCACCGCCAGCCATCGTGATAGCCGCAGCGTGACGCGCCTTGCTGATTGCGTCGGCACGGTCAGTCGGCTGACCGTTGCAGATGTAGAGTTCTGTCGCCGTAGCGATCACGTCTAGCGGCGCGTCTTGAACCGCCAGAGATGCAAATTTGGCCATTTCGCGCCTTTCGTGTTTCAAGAAGTTGGGGCCGGCGCACTTCCAACGCCGGCCCCAGTTCTCAGGCTGTTACGAAGCGGCGTTCTGGAAGAACTTCACCGCGCCAGAGTCCAGCAGATTGCCGCCCGAACGCAGCCAGCCGCAGAAGCCGATCTGGCCCTTCAGCATGAACGCGCTGTCGTCGAAGCGGCGAAGCGTGATGCCCATTGCATCGCGGATCGTGTAGCGGCTGAAATTGCCGAACAGGATCGACTTGGCCGACGCGGCCATGCTGGCAACGTCCTGGTTGATCTGGATGCCGTAACCCAGCAGCGTATCGGGAGCGCCGCTGGGGACGCCCTGCTGATAGCCGGGGTTAAAGATCGGCATACCGGAGCCGTCCTTGATCTTGCGCAGCACGCCAACAGTCGCATCGTTCATCATGAACAGCGCGCCATCGCGGTAAGCGGGATCAACGGAGTGGATGAGGTTAACAAGGCTGTCGTAGGTCACTGCCGTCACCTGGGTGCTGCCGTTGGCAGCAACCACACCCGAACCAGCGCCCGTCACCACACCGCGCGGCTGCGAGGAGCCGGTGCCGGTGGTGAAGTGCGTGTTTGTGATGCGGCCAAGGCGCGTCACCAGCAGCGCGTTCACATAGGCTTCGATGTCGATGTTGCTGTCCTGCAACAGCTCAATCGGCACGGCCACAGACTTGGACGAATACTTGTAGACCGGCAGCGAAACCGTCCCGAAGGCGGTATCGGCGGCGGTCGCAGTGGCGTTTTCAGCCAAGATTTCGCCCACTTCAGCAGTAGCGTCAGCAGTCGGGAACGACAGCGGCGCACCAGTGGCGGTCACCAGCACGTTGGCAACAGCGCGCATCCCACCGAACGCCTTCAGGCTTTCGATCAGGGTGGACGCGGTTTCGGTCGGGACGGTGAAACCGCCTTCGCTGCCGGTGGTGGTGGACATGGTGTTGAAGAACGTCACGGCTTCTTCAGCCGACAGCGAACGCTCACCAGCGCGCAGCCACTTGGCAAACACGGCAGAAGCCGGCGAAGCCTTGTCCTTGGCAGTGCGTTCAGCAGCTTCGATCACGTTGCCGCGAGTGTTGGCTTCAGCCACCAGCGCGTTGGCCTGCTCAATGCGCTTGATCTGACCGCCAAGGGCCGTCACTTCGTCCATCAGGGCGTCGAATGCTTCCGGCGTGTAGCCAGAGCCGTTAACCAGTTCGTTTGCAGCGGTTGCCTTTGCCGCGCGCTGCTCGCGGAGAGCCTGAATGCTCATGTTTGCTTCTCCATAAAAAAACCCCGCCGAAGCGGGGCAGGGTCTGCTCGGCGCGGCTTGCGCTTAGGCAGCGGTGGCGAGTGCCAAACGTGCCATTGCACGGCGGCGCTCATGTTCTGGGTCAGCCTGCGCGACAACTTCAGCGGCAGGCGGCGGTTCAGCGTCAGCAATCACAGCCGGCGCATTGGCGTAGGCGCTCAGATCGAACGCCATGTTCATTTTCTTTTCAGCCCTCTCGGCAACGCGATTGACCAGCCCGGCTTCAACCGCCTCGGCTGCCGTGAACCACGTTTCAGCGGTCATCAGCGCCGCCCAATCTTGGGTGTCGCCGGCCTTTTCGCGGTATGCTTCCACAAGCTGACCGTCGATCTTTTCAAGCAGGCCAGCGGTCGCCATCATGTCGTCGGCGTTGCCCATCGCGATTGTCCACGCCTTGTGGATCATCACCATGCCAGACGGCGAAATAACCGCCTCATCAGCGGCGGCGACAAGTAGGCTGGCGGCGCTGGCGGCATAGCCGTCAACATGCGCCGTCACGCGGCCTTGATGCTCGCGGATGGCTTGCGCCATCGCCACCCCGGCAAACACGTCACCACCTGGGCTGTTGATGCGCAGAGCCACATCAGCGTCACCGGCAGCGCGGATTGCGGCGATCACAGCCTGGGCCGAAACGCCGCCAAAAAACGCCGCGTCTGCCTCGCTGGCCACAATCACGTCATAAACCTCAATGGTCACGCCGCCCGCAGCCTGCACCACCGCCAGCGGCGCGCCCTTGCCCCGGTTGGCCTCATAGAAGGCCATCAGCCCTTTACGCATTGGCCTCTCCTGTCTGTTGCAACGCGGTCATGCCGCGCTCGATCTGGTCGCCGCCCTCAAGTTCAGGCAGATTGAGCTTCCGGCGCACTTCGCTTTCAGTCATGAAGCCCGGCTTGCCCTGGCCGCCCAGCGCCACGCTGAAGGCGTTGAACAGCGTTTCAGTGTCGGCGCGTTCAAGCTCTGTCGTATCAAACTCGGCAAACTTGCTGACTTGCCTAAAGAACTTGCGGTTGATCTCGTTGGTGAAGGCGTGAAGGTGCGTCCGCAGCGTGTAACGGACAAACCCCGTCCCCATCGCTTCAACGCCGCTGCCCCAGCTTGTCGTCTTTTCGTTGTGGCCGATCATGAACGGCGGCACGCCAAAGATGCGCGCGATTTCCTCAACCTGAAACTGCCGCGTCTGGAGCAACTGGGCATCTTCAAACGGCATCGTGATCGACTTAAACTCTAGCCCACCTTCAAGCAGCATCGGGCGGTGCGACTTGGAAAAGCCGCCGTGCGCTTCGTCGATCTGCTTTTTCAGGTTGGTGAACTGCTCATCAGACAGGCGAACAGCGCCGGCTGCCGATTGAATTACAAAGTCAGGCCGCGCACCGTTGGCAAAGAACCTGGCTGCATATTCCTGCGTTGCCATTGCGCCAGAGCCGGCCACACGCAGGCTGTAGCGCAGCGGCGACGGTGTGCGGATGCCATCAAAGCCATCGCCCGGCACATGCAACATGTCGTCCTGGTCATAGACCTCAACGGCACTACCCATTGCAGCGTTGACCGGAAAAACCGCATACACAAGACGATCTTGCGGCGTCTCATAGACTTCGACGCGGCGCGGATGAACCGGCTTCAGGTGGCGGATGCGGCCCAGCGGATCGCGCTGGATAATGGCAAACGCATCGCCGTGCAGCAGCCGCGATCTGGCCATAAACGTCCAGCCTGCCGCCGAACTCCAGCGCGGGTGAAATTCCTCGTTGAGCGTCCACCACAGCGCATCGTCGTAAATCTGTTCGCGCGAACCATCTTGCTGCCGGCGGAACGTGTTCATCGGCAGCACGGCAATCGCGCCACTGATCACCGCAACGCAGGCATTGATGGCTGCAACCGTCTGCGCCGTCTGTTCAGTCAGGCCCGGCAACCCGCCGCCCGTGTCGCCCGTGAAGGCCATGAACACTTCGCTGCCGCGCGACACGCTGCCAACCGGCACGGCGGCGTTCATGAACCGCGCCTCGCGGGCAGCCTGGGCCGCCTGCTTGTCGGCCTGGGTGACCGTAGGCCAGACGTTATCGCGGATCGCGTCAAGCAAACCCATTACAGCACCCGCAGCATGGGTGTGCTGGCGGCTGGCTCTTCCTTGCTCATCGCCGCCACTCCCATTGCCATCGCAAGCGCAACAATGCCGTCGATGCGGCCTGTGCTGCGTGCCTTGTCTAATTTCCTGTTTCCGGCAGGGTCGCGGATCGCAACCGCATTGCCGGCGCACATATTTAGCACCGGATGACCACCGTGCTGTATCAATTCCTGCAAGGCCGCCTCTTCAAGCGCCGCTACTGCCGGCGACATGCTGGCGTAACCCTGGCCATATTCCTGCAACGGCAACGCCAGCCCTAGCCGGTCAATCTCAAGCATCAGGCCAGGCATCCGCCAGCGGTCAAACGCTATGGCCTTCACCGGCAGCCCGGTCGTGACCTCGGCGATCTTGGCCGCCACCCAATCCAAGGCCACCACCTTGCCGGGCGTGGCTTCGATCAGCCCTTGCTTGTGCCAAACGTCATACGGCACCCGGTCAGCCCGCGCCCGTTCTGGCACCAGCCCCTCGGCCATAAAAAACCACGGCCTGACATGAAACCGGCCATTGTAGCGCGCCACCAAAACGAACGCGGTCAAGTCGGTGGTCTGGCTCAAATCCAAGCCGCCGTATACTTCGCCAAACCGGAACGCCTCATGATCCGCCGCGGTGCTGTTCGCTTCCCAAACCGACCGCGACAAGAACGGGCTGAACGGGTTGACGCGCTGGTTCAAGTGCAACCAACGAAAGGTGTTTTCAGCTTCCGGCAAACGCGCCGCCTTGGCCGCGCCGTCGATCAGTTCCTGCCGCGACTTGAACAGATCAAGCGCCGGGTTGGCAGCCTTCCAAGCCGCCTCATCGTCAAGTTCGCAATCTTCAGGCGCGCGATACACATGGCAGACCGTCGCCGGATCACCACTGGCCGCCGCGTCATCAATCAAGCGGTTGAACAGGTCGCCATCGGTGCGGCCCTGCGTTGAAATCCATATTTCCAGCGGTTTTTCGTATGCGCCCTGGCTGGTCGTAATCGCTTCAAAAAAAGCGTCATATGGCCCTTGCACTTGGCCGGCTTCGTCCAAGATGGCCACCAGCGGGCTGCCGCCGTGTGCCGTTTTGCCTTCTGCCGCCAGCGCCTCATATTCGGTGTTCATCGGCAGCCCGACAAGCCGCTTGGATGATGGCACCGGGCGAACGAGCTTGCTGATCGTTGGCGACATGGCCGCCATCTTGCTGGCGTAGTTGTAAACCTCACCGGCCTGCTTGCGGCTCAACGCACCCGATGCCAGCCGGGCGTTCTGCACCGCTTCAGGCCCAACCAGAAACACCAGCAGGATGATGGCAATCGTCGCAGTCTTGCTGTTCTTTCGCGCAATCGACAGGATCGCACGCCGGGTGTGAACCGCGTTGTCGAACACAGCGTAAAAGAAATCTTCCTGAAACGCTGCCAGCCTGATTGGCTTCCCAACCAGCTTGCCCTCTGGCACCACCAGATGACGTTCCGCGAAACACATCGCCCGCTCGGCGCGCGTCAACTTGTTGCTTGGCAGGCTGCGCCAATCTCTGCGTTTTGAAACCGGCCCCGAAAGGATCGCCGGGTTAGTTGAGCGTCGGGCGCGCGATGAAGTCGTCATCGGCAGCCGTCACCCCTTGTTCAATCGCCTTGGCCTGCGTCTTGCGCTTGCCGGCGTCCCTGGCCTCGCCTTGCACCGCACGCGCGTGAAGCTGAAGGTTGCGGCGCAGCGACATGATCGAATTGGTCAGATCGCGCGCAATGCCGTGGCGCGGGTTGGCCATCGACTTGTCGCCAACCACCAGCACATAGCCCTCAGTCCGCAGCTTGCCGCGTTCCTGCTCAAGATCGGCCATCGCCTTGGAAAGCTGGGCGGCGACTTCCAACTGGTGGGCCGTCCAATCCGCCTTTGGAAACTCAGCAATCACGCTGGCCCAGAACGGCAGATCACCGGCAGTCAGCGGAACATGCGCAGGCGGTGCAATCTCGCGCCCGGCAGAGGCTGCGATGACCTTGGCCGCCGCTATGCTGTCAACGCGCTGGCGTCTGGCCATTGGCTTTCCTGTGTTAGCGTTATTTTTTGTG